CTTTATGCCAAGGTTCAATGTAGATAGCCGCACTACCCGGTCTTCTTCCTTGTTGATTGAAGAATCTTAACCCCTCATTAACAATTTTTAAGTATTTTAATAGACCACCAGCAAATCCTCCTGATGAGTTAATTCTACTTTCTTTACTACGAATGTTAGACATACATAATCCAATACCTGCAGCATCTGATGAATAGGTTGAAATATCGTTGAATGTTTGTAATAACCCTTCTCTTGAATCCCCATGATTGTATTTCAATACACAAGACGCTAATTGAGGTGTCTTGGTTCCTGCATTAATCATGATTGGTGTTGCTGGAGAAATAAGTTGGTTTGACAATGATTGGTAATACTCAACCGCTTGTTCAAATGATTTAGTAACCCATAAAGCAACTCTCATGTACATGTGTTGAGGTCTTTCAATTGCCTTACCTTCAGGAGTTTTTAACAAATACATTTCTTGTAATGATTTCCATGCAAAATAATCAAAATTGTAATCATTCTCGTGATTTATTACAGAATCAATATTTTTAGGACCATAAAGTTCAATAGTTTCCATTAACTTATCGTTAATGATACCATCAACATGTAAGGTGTGCATTGTATTACAGAAACTTTCATCAGTTTCTTTATGGTATGCAGAAATTGCAACTGAAGACGCTAATCTTGAATAATCGTGATGACTTCCAGTATATGCTGCAGCAATCTCGTAAACCAATTTATCTAACTCTTTGGTTGTAATAACACCCTCTGTTGGTACTGAAGTAATAACTTTAATGAATACTTCATCAGCATTAACTGTTAATCCTCTTGCTGCTCTTTTAACTCTATTGTATATTTTTTGAGGGTTAAACGAAACTTCGTCCCCATCTCTTTTTTTTATCTTTAATGACATCATATTAAAAATCCTCCGTAAATGTTAATGACTCACCTAACTTGGCCTTTTGATACTCCATAGTTCTTGATTCAAAAAAGTTTCCTTTTGTCTCAACAGCTATCTGTTCCATAAATTTGAATGGTTGTTCAACATTAAATTGTTTTTTACAACCAAACTTAACTAATAAACCATCAGTAACAAACTCAAGGTATTGCTTCATTAAGTTTGAATTCATACCAATTAATGATACTGGGATAGATTCTGTAATAAATTCTTTTTCAATTTCCAAAGCGGATAATAAGATTTCTCTAATTCTTTTCTCACTTGGCTTATTTTCAACATGATTATTAATCAAATGGATAGCAAAATCACAATGTAAATTCTCATCTTTAAAGATAAGTGAATTAGCATTACATAACCCTTGCATTATCCCTCTTGATTTCAACCAAAAGATTGAACAGAATGAACCCGAGAAGAAGATACCTTCAACCGCAGCAAACGCCACCAATCTCTCTTGGAATGTTGAATTTTCAATCCAATCCAAAGCCCATTTGGCTTTCTTTTGAACCGCAGGTAATTTATCAATAGCGTGAAAACATTCATCTTTTTCGTCTGCGTCTGAAATATAAGTGTCAATCAATAATGAATACATTAAAGAGTGAATATTCTCCGCCATAAGTTGGAACCCGTAGAAGAATTTGGCTTCAGGGTATTGAACTTCTTTTAAGAAATTTTCTGCAAGGTTTTCGTTAACAATTCCGTCAGATGCTGCAAAGAATGACAACACATTCTTCACAAAGAATCTTTCATTATCTGTTAAATTTTCCCAATCTCTAATATCATTAGATAAATCAACTTCCTCTGCCGTCCAAAATGCCGCTTGATGTTGTTGGTAAAATTCCCATATATCGTTGTGTTCAATAGGGAAAATCACAAATCTATTCGGATTTTCTTTTAATATTTTTTCTTCCATTTTTTTAATTTTGTTTTAATTGTTCTTCTTTTTGTTTTCTTTTTTCCATTAACTCCTTAACCCTATCTCTTTTTCTTTCCTCTTGTTGTTCTCCAAACCCTAAGAATGTTACTGAACTTTCAGTATCAATTTCTAATAACTCATTGTTGAATTTACAATTTTCAAAAACTACACCGTCTTTACCAAGACGAGATTTTGTTATAGCAATTGTCGCCAAATTCATTTCTTTTTGTTGAAGGGTTTTTGCAATGGAGATAATTACGTGACCAACCTGAGCCTTTTTAATTGACCCACCCATTTGGTCGGTCGTCACTACTTCAGCTGAAATTGAAGACCTATTACCTTGTGTTGCGGTCCATCCTACTAAATCTAGTTCATGACACATCGCTTCAAATCCTCTCATTACAGAACCTTCCGCTTTCCATTCGTCTTTACTTGATGATTCAGGTAATATACAATCAATATAATCTAACATAATTAAATCAATCTTTGTCCCATCGGCAATAATTTTTCTAACTTGATTTTTGATTTGATTCATAGTCATAGTATCAGAAGCTAATTTTTTCAGAATTAACTCATTTTTCATAGTCTCTTTAATTTCAGTTATTTTAGACATCACCTCTTCTTTATTTTTAACCAAATTATCCGGCTCAATCCCTGTCCAAAGTGTAAAGTGTTTTCTTTGAATAATTTTAGGGTTGTCTTCAAAAAATATTTGAAGTACATTATACCCTAAATTAAATGCCGTGTTTGCAATTTTGGTTAAAATTGTTGTCTTACCAACCCCTGTTGGTGCCAAGATAACACCAATCTCACCTTTAGCCAAACCACCCTTAAGTAATCTATCAATACCCGCAATTCCCATAGGGATTGGGTGTCTGTAATCTTCATCTAATACGGTATCTAAGTTATCAAAGATGTCTGTCTGCCCTTTTTCAATTTCACCGACTTGTAATGCATTTCTTACTAACCCCTCAACTTTATCGTATGATTCAAAATCACCTTCTGTAATAATTTTTTGAGCTTTATCCATTGCTTTCTGAAGTTCTTGTTGTTTACAAAACTTCAAAGCTTTCTCTTGAACAAATGTTGTACCCTCAAATGGAGCATCACTTACCTGTTTTAGGGTGTCTAAAACCACTTTTGCTACTATTTCTTGACTAATTTCAGATTTAACAATTTGGTCAAGAGTTTCAAAATTGGGTGTAGATTGGTACTTTATGTAATATTCTTTAATCATTTGTAAAATGATTTTAAAGTACTTATTGTCAAAGTACGATGATTCAATTACTTCCATAATAGAAGATGAAAAATCTTTATCTACTACTATTTGATTTAGTAATTGTAGTTGAAATGTGTTCCCTAAATAATCAAAATTTTTGTTCATAAATTGTTTTAATGTTTAACTGTGTATTAATTAAATAGCTACTTACTTAGGTCAAATTCCAAATAATCGTAACTTAATTTATGATTTGAAAAAATGTCAGTTAATTCACGAAGTACCTCTTTTAAAAGTGGTCGTACATCAACTGTATAACGAACTTTTGGTGGATAAAATTTTCCATCAAAAACTCTATGACAAATTGTCTGTTCCCCAAGTTTAACATAAATGTTAAAATCTTCAGGACCATCTGTATAAGATGTGTTCATAATTGATTGGTCGTGGGCAATCGCTTCTTTATTGTCCATCATGTAAATTACGGTTTTCATTTTTAACGCGTGTTGAAGCTCATCTTTTAGATTTAAAATAAAATCATATAAATCAGTAGAGCTTTTTGCCTTTGGGTTATACCCTCGGACATTAAAAAATCTTTGAACTACGATGTTTTCATTTAGAGTCAAAAGGAATTCCATTTTTGTACTGTCTTGTTCTCTCATGTTTGTTTAATTTTTGTTTGTGTTTCTTTTTTCTTTTCTAGTTAATTTCATAAATGGTCGGAGGAAGTCTACCCAAGCTTCGTCGTTTTTTGGAAGATACTTAAAGAGACCATCTTCCATCATAAGTCTCATTAAGTTTTTGTATCCTCTATCCGAGGGGTCGATGGTATCAGTGTAGATTTGTTTAACGAGTTCTTTACCCTCGTCGGTAATAAGTGGTATTCCAAGGTCTACAATCTTTTTATTCATCTTATAGAACTCTTCTCCAAGTATACCATTTTTTGTTTTACC